ATTCTAAAATCCACGGCTATACCATCTAGCAATCTAAGCTTTAATCGGTAGTAATTAAACCCAGTCTAATCAGCTGGGTTTTTTTATGCCTATCTACCAGTATAACCCTACACTTTGTGTGGGTATTATTATTTCTCAGCTGACATCTATAAGCTTTTAAATTTACTGATACCAGATAACCTCTAAGATTTTAAAGCTAAGCACAGGGATTCTATGAAACCTCTAGAGTGTATTGAAGGATAATAGAATAGGCCCATAATTTTATTAAGCATTCCAGAGTAGAAAGATTACTCTAGAGACTTAAAAGGACTCTTGAATCTCTGGTAACTTGTTTCGATATACTCTGGAGTTCTTCTGAGTGCTTCTGAGTTCTTCTGAGTGCTTCTGAGTTCTTCTGAGTGCTTCTGAGTTCTTCTGTGTGTTCTACTCTAGAGTTCTTCTGAGTGCTTCTGAGTTCTTCTGAGTGCGTGTACATATATAGATGGCTCGCGTGTGTGCGCGTGTGTGCGTGTGCGTGTGTGCGACTATAGATAGCTCGCGCGTGTGCGTGTGTGCGCGCGTGTGCGCGTGTGCGCGAGGGAGGGCAGGAGGCCACCCCCTAGTACCCCTATATATACTAAATCATATACATTTTTAACCAGAAGTATTGTTAAGTAGTTTGGGGCGGTCTTTAAAGTACTCTAAAGATCTTTAGGGCGGAGGGATATTTATATATATCGCCGGGGGGCTATATGACTATTATACACCTGAATTCAACTTTTGTCAAGTAAAATCGTAATTATTTTCGATTATTTGCAGAAAGTACTTGACAAAACCTCAATATGACTGTATACTATATAAGAATGAATAAAGAACTCACAGTCAAACAACAAAGCTTTTTGGATAATCTAGTCGATACGGGAGGTGATCTAAAGAAAGCTGCGGAGCTTTCTGGTTATGCTGAGAATGGACACTGGCAGGTAGCTAAAGCACTTAGACATGAGATAATAGAACTAGCCTCCGGCATCTTAGCACAGTCTGCTCCAAAGGCTGCTATGAAACTTGTGGATATAATGGACTCTGAAGCTCCAATACCACAAGCTAATGTTCGTATGCAAGCCGCACAAACCATATTGGATCGTACAGGACTAGGTAAGAAGGATACATTGGATGTACATCATAAGGTAGAAGGAGGTTTATTTATACTTCCAGCTAAAGAAGAGATTATTATAGATGCAAAGAGCGAGTAGCACAATACCTTTTGGTTATGAACTGGCAGAGGATAACAAAACTCTGGAGCCTGTTAAGGAACAATTAGATACTTTGAGAGTTGTATCTAGTCTTGTAAAAGATAATGCGCTATCATTACGAGAAGGAAGCCAATGGATAGAACATAAAACGGGAAGACCTTTGAGCCACGTAGGATTAAAAAGGATCATAGACAATGGAAGATTGGACAAAGAACCCGAATAGTTATATTACAGATGATGATGGCAACTTTATATTAAAGAAAGACGGAACTCCAAGAAAGAAGACGGGCAGACCAAAAGGTTCAAAGGGAAGAGGCTATAATTTTCATTCAGAGACTAAAGCAAAGATAAAAGCAAGACGAGCTATACGAACTAAAGAGAGATCAGCAGAAAGAATCAAATCAAGGTTAGATGCTAAAAGAGATTCTCTGAATGCTTCTAAGGAAACTTTAGGAAAACTAGAGAGTCCTAACAAGAATAAGGTAGTCACTGAAGATACGCTAGATAAAGTACCAAAAGCTTTAAAGGAAGAAGTCGAAGATAACATAATGTTTCAGGCCAATGAAGGCCCACAAACAGACTTCTTAGCAGCACCAGAAAGAGATGTACTATATGGAGGAGCAGCAGGAGGAGGAAAATCCTATGCGATGCTCATAGATCCTCTTAGATATGCTCATAGGGCTGCACACAGGGCATTAATACTTAGACGCTCGATGCCGGAATTAAGGGAGCTTATAGATAAAAGTAGAGAATTATATCCTAAAGCCTTTCCGGGTTGTAAGTATAAAGAAGTTGAGAAACTATGGAACTTCCCTAGTGGAGCTAAAATAGAATTCGGCTTCTTAGAGCGAGATGCCGATGTCTATCGGTATCAAGGCCAAGCCTACTCTTGGATTGGTTTTGACGAGATAACTCATTTGCCCACTGAGTTTGGATGGAACTATCTCGCTTCTCGCCTAAGAACGACCGACCCTCAGATAAAAACATATATGAGGTGTACGGCTAATCCCGGCGGTGTCGGAGCAATATGGGTAAAGAAGAGATATGTAGATCCTTCTCCTCCTAATGAATCTTTTAGAGGAAAAGATAATCTAACCAGAAGGTTTATTCCAGCTAGATTAGAAGATAATCCTTATTTAGCTGAAGATGGTCGTTATGAAGAAATGCTTTTAGCATTACCGCCAACTCAGCGGAAACAATTACTAGAGGGTAACTGGGATGTAAACGAAGGCGCAGCCTTCACGGAATTCGAAAAGGAAAAACATGTTATTATTCCTTTTGATATTCCTTTAGGATGGGAAAGAGTAAAAGGAATTGACTATGGTTATGCTTCTGAAAGTGCCTGTTTATGGGGAACAGTTGATTCCTCAGATGGAACTTTAATCATTTACAGGGAATTATATCGTAAAGGATTAACAGGAGAAGAACTAGGACACAAAATAACACAGATGGAAATAGAAGATCCATATTCTGTACAAGGAGTACTAGATACATCAGCGTGGGCTAGAACAGGCACAACAGGCCCAACAGTAGGAGAAGCCTTAATTCGTGCAGGTCATAAACTCCGAAGGGCTGATAAAAATAGAATACAAGGTAAGATACAAATCCATGAATACTTGAGAGTGCAGCAAAGCGGTAGGCCACGATTACAAATATTTAATACTTGCCCTAACCTGATACGTGAACTTCAAGGTATTCCTCTGGACAAAAATAATTCAGAAGACGTAGACACTCATGCACCAGATCATGCGTATGATGCTCTACGTTACTTAATAATGTCTAGACCAAGAGTACAAGATTCATTCAGTCGAATAAGAAATCTGCATTTGGAACAGGCTTATACCCCGGCTGATAGCGAATTTGGCTATTAGTAAAATAATTTAGAAAGCGAGGAAATAACTTATGGCAAATCCAGTTTATAGTGTTAGAGACACAGGAAGAAATTCGGCTAACAAAAATGATGTTCGAGAAATGGCAGAGAATATGCTTACATCTTGGACTTCTGTTACAACAGGTACGATTGCTGTTACTGCGGCAGCAAATACCGATGCTTCATTTACGCAGCCAGCAGATACGATTATTCGTAATCTTATTGCAGTTCCAGCAGGTAACATTGTTACTGCCGGAGCTTCAGGTGACGATGTAGACTTTTCATTGGGAACGTCTTCAGGCGGAACTCAAATTATTGCAACTGAAGCTATCTTAGATGATGGTGGTTCAGCAGTAACATGGACAGCTAATGCACCTTTGTATCTTATTCAGAACTCTCATGGTCATGCAGCAAACCAGTTTGTAAGCACAGCTACAACAGCAGGTGTGGTTGGTGGGCCAGCAACTTCAGAGGCTATTGTTATTGCTGCTACGTTGTATACAGCTTCAGCAAGAACTCTGTATACTCGTTTAACACCTTTAGCTAATAATTTAGCAACTGCTGCAACGACAGTTACTTATTTAGTAGAGTTCTTACATTTAGGTTCTACACCTGATCAATAGATCATAACTTTTTAATCATAGACGCTGCCCTATGGTGGCGTTTATGGTTCTTTTTAAGGTTTTAATATGGCAGAAAAAGATAATACTCTTATAACAAATGCTGATGGTCTTTATTTTGAAAAAAATGAAAATGAAGATGGTATATCTTTAAATCTTGAAGAAGACTTACAAAATAAATTAGCAGGTCTTATTACAGATAGATTTAAAGATGCAGAGAGATCAAGAAAGCAGGATGAAGGTAGATGGATGACTGCTTATCATAATTATCGTGGTCTATATCCTAAGAATGTAAGATTTAGAGAATCTGAAAAATCCAGAGTATTTGTAAAGGTAACGAAAACAAAAGTACTTGCAGCTTTTGGACAGTTAGTAGATGTTATATTTGGAGGAAATAAGTTTCCTATCGGTGTATCTGAAACTAAAGTGCCAGAGGGGATAGCTGAGATTGCTCACTTAGATACTGCTAATCCTTTGCCGGGAATAGAGACTAGTATTGGAGAAGAAGAATCTCAAGAAAATCCTTTTGATGTAGGTTTTGAAGGAGATGGTCAAGTACTGAAAGCAGGAGCTACTTATGGAACAGGTAAGTTCAAGGGAGAGTTAGACAAACAAGCCGAAGGATCTTTAGCTGAAGGGGCGAATCCCAACCCACAAGTTCCTGAAATGAAACCTGCTCAGAAAGCAGCAAGGAGAATGGAAAAATTAATCCATGATCAGATTGAAGAATCTAGTGGAGCTAGTGAAATACGAAATGCTTTGTTTGAATCTGCTTTATTTGGTACTGGAATTGTTAAAGGCCCATTTAATTT